ACAAAGAGGTTTTACAAAATATAATCATGTTTAACAACAATAAAGATTTCGATTTTGACCTAGCTAGAGGAGTTCACTCCGAAAAGTCTATAGGTAAAATACTAGGATTAGATAAGGATAAATTCGAAGTTAAATCAGAGTTTGGTTTCTGGCAGAAGTCAGGAAACCTTTGTATTGAGCTAGCATTTAAAGGAAATCCTAGTGGATTAAGAAGCACTAAAGCCAAGTGGTGGATACACAGATTTATGCTGAATAAAGAAGTGTGCATTGGTCAATGGATTACAGAAGTAAAAGTTCTCAAACAGATAGTTAGAAAATTTATTAAAGATAACAAAAATCGTAAATCACAAATAATCAGAATGCTTGGAGATAACTACCAATCAAGGTGTGTCTTAATTCCAATGTCAGAATTTGTAAACCTTTGGAGAGAAATTGAAATCAAAAATAAAAATTCACAAACTAACTAAAAAGATATTTCCATATAGTTTTTATTTAGCTCACTGGATTGATTGTAATTCAACCTGCTCCTGGGAAAGTTTGAAATCAATAAAAAATTTCAAGCCAACAATTTGTATTTCTACAGGCTGGCTTGTCTCAACAAATAATAATTCACATACATTCGTTAGTGATGTGAATTTTGATGAAGATGGAACGATAGGTGATTGTGGAAACACAACAACAATACCTACAGTAAATATAATTAAGCTAACGAAGATTAGGATGTAATAATGATACAAAAAATAGATAGTAAAAAAAGAACACTTATAGTTGATGGCTCTATATTAATTTATAGAATTGCTTCAGCATTAGAAGAAGCAACACAATGGGAAGATGATGTATGGACACTCCATGCTGATTTAAAACTAGGTAAAAAAGTTTTAGATACTGCATTAAGAAATTATCAGGATAAGTTAAATTGTAATAAAACAATTATAGCTCAAGACCATATTAATAATTTTAGATTAGATTTCTTTCCTGCTTATAAATCTCATAGAAAAAAAGTTAGAAAACCAATTATTGTAAAACCATTAAAAGAATACCTAGCTAAAAATTATGAAACATTAACTTTACCGAATTTAGAAGGTGATGATGTTTGTGGAATATTTGCAACTAGACCAGAGAATGTGGGTAAGGTTGTTGTATTATCAGGTGACAAAGACTTAAGAACAATTCCTGGAATACATCACTTTGTACATGATGAAAGCACAGAAGTAGTTGATGAAAAAACTGCTAATTATAATTTTATGTATCAAACACTTGTAGGGGATTTGACCGACAATTTTGGAGGATGTCCAAAAATTGGAGGAGTTAAAGCTTCAAGAATATTAGCAAATAAAAAAGACTTACCTGAAATGTGGGAAGCTGTTCTTGCTGAATATAAAAGACAAGAACTAGATGAAAAATATGCACTTACTCAAGCTAGATTAGCTAGAATATTAAGAGCCTCTGATTGGGATAATAAGAAAAAGAAACCAATACTATGGAGCCCAAATGCCTAATAAAGATATGTTTGATGTTCTTAAGTATCAAGAAGGTGGAGACCATTATAAAAAATTAAAGGTTCAACCAGCTTATTTCATAAACGAAAACAGACTTCCTTTTGCTGAAGGTAATGCAATTAAATATATTTGCAGACATCAATACAAAGGCAAAGAAGAAGACATTAACAAAGCAATTCATTATCTAAAAATGATTTTAGATAGGGATTATTCATAACCAATAATAGGACACTTTAGATATATGAACGACAAAAACTTAAAAGTAGCTGGTTTAACAAAAGAATTACTAGCTGATTTAGACAAAATGTTTCCTGAAAGAACTCCAGAGATAAACATGGAAATGAAGGAAATATACTTTCGTATAGGTCAAAGAAGCGTAGTGCGTTTCTTACATCAACAAAAACAAGAACAAGAAAATAACATTATGGAGAAGAGTTAATATGTGCGTATCAGTAAAAGCTCCCAGTCCTCCACCAATGCCAGACCCAGCTCCAGTAGCTCCACCTCCAGTGACACAAAATACACAAGGAAGTGCGAGACCAGCAGGATATTCTGAAAGTCAAGGCAGAAGTATGAACAAAGCGTCTTCATACGACAGGAAGAGAACAGGTGCATCTAAATTACGAATACCAGTAATTGGTGGTCTATAATAAATGGCAAACATTTACACTGGTACTAGCAATAGTACACAAGGAATAGAGAGTAGATATAATTCAAAAGCACAAGCAAGAGAAGTTTATCTTGATAGAGCAAGAGATTGTTCTGAATTAACTATACCTACACTTATACCACGAGACAGCTCAACAAGTTCTGAAGAGTTTGCGACTACCTATCAAGGTATCGGAGCAAGAGGAGTAAATAATCTAGCCTCTAAATTATTATTATCATTATTGCCTCCAAATGCTCCATTCTTTAGATTAGCTATTGATAACTTTGCAGTTAGAGAAATAGAAGAAGATGAAAATTTAAAAACACAAATAGACAGTGGATTAGTTCAAATAGAAAAAGCTGTTATGGATGACATTGAAATGTCTAATGACAGAGTTGTTGTCTTTGAAGCTTTAAAACATCTTATTGTTGCAGGTAATGCTTTATTATTTGTAGATAAAGAAGGCTTAAGAGTTTTTCCATTATCACAATATGTAATTGAAAGAGACCCAATGGGTAATGTTTTAGAAATCATTACTAAAGAAAGTATTCATTATAATGCTCTACCTGATTATGTAAGAGAACAAATTCTCAAACAACAAGGTGATAATAAAGAAGATGCTATTTGTGATTTATATACTTGTGTAAAAAGAGAAACAGACCATTTCATGGTTCACCAGGAAGTAAAAGGTATTCAGATTAAAGAGAGTTATGGTAAATACAAATTAGACCAGTCTCCATACATACCTTTAAGAATGGTAAGAATTTCAGCAGAAAATTATGGTCGTAGTTATGTTGAGGAGTACCAAGGAGACTTGGTGAGCTTGGAAGGATTAACTAAAGCAATTGTAGAAGGTTCATCTGCTTCAGCAAAAACATTATTTATGGTAGCTCCTAATGGAACTACTAGAGCAAAAGCATTAGCAGAAAGTGAAAATGGTGCAATTATTGAAGGTTCAGCTAATGATGTATCAGTATTACAAGTTGGTAAGTTTGCAGACTTCAGAGTAGCTCAACAAAGTATGGTCAATATCGAACAGAGATTGTCTTATGCTTTTTTATTAAATGCTTCAGTTATCAGAGACAGTGAAAGAACAACTGCTGAAGAAGTAAGAATGACAGCCCAGGAACTACAAGATAGTCTTGGTGGTATCTATGGTGTGTTATCACAAGAATTTCAATTACCTCTAGTTAGAAGAAAACTAGCTTTATTAAGTAAAACTAAAAAATTACCACAACTACCAAAAGGAATTGTATTTCCAAAAGTTATTACTGGAATTGAAGCTTTAGGAAGAACAACAGATAGAAATAAATTAATTCAATTTTTACAAACACTGGCTGGCACATTAGGTGCTGAAAGTATTGCAAAGTTTGTAAATGTCACTGAAGCAATAAAAAGATTAGCTACAGCAGATGGCATTGAAACAAAAGGTCTAATTAGAAGTGAAGAAGATTTACAAGCTGAACAACAAGCTCAACAACAGTCAATGATGGATGAGCAACAACAGTCAGCTATGTTAAGAGCAGGTGAAAAAATTGCAGGGAACATACCACCAAAAACATTAGGTGAAACAATCGTAAACCAATCATAGGAGAATTAAATGGTCGATAAAGTAGAAATAACTCAAGATGAAAATAATCCATCTATTGAGGAGCAATCAAAACAACAAGAAATAAACTCACAACCAGAAGCTTCGACACAGGAGACTTCTAGTGAGGAAAGACCTTCATGGCTTCCAGAAAAATTTGCTAACGCAGAAGAACTGGCTAAAGCTTATGGAGCATTAGAAACTAAATTTTCTCAAAAAGCAGAAGATAAAACTTATGAGAATGAAAAATTAGATACTAAAATACCTGCACCTAAAGAAGGTGAAGAAACTCAAGCAGGTAAGTTAGATAAATTTTATAATGAATTTGCTGAAGAAGGTAAACTTACTGAAACAAGTTATGGTGAATTAGCTAAACTTGGTTTGGATAAACAAGTTGTTGATGCCTATATAGAAGGCCAAACAGCTTTAGCAGACCAAAAGAACAATTCAATTATGTCTACTGTTGGAGGTAAAGAACAGTATACAGAAATGGTTAATTGGGCTTCAAAGAATATGTCTACAGAAGAGATAACTGCTTTTAATAATACTATTGAAAGTGGAAGTTTAGAACAAGCACAGTTAGCAATAGCTGGTGTTCAAGCTAAATATTCTAATAACAATTCAGAACCAAATTTATTTTCTGGAACTAAAGCAGATAGTAATGTGGGATACAGGTCAGTTGGTGAAATGTTAGCTGATATAAATGACCCAAGATACACTACAGACAGTGCTTATAGAGCAGATGTAGAAAATAAAGTTAAACACTCAAACACAATATAAATAACACCTATTAAGGTGGGAAGGAGAAATATGTCATTATATAGAAATATTAATGCAAGGAAAAAAGCTGGTACTTCAAGACCAAAAAGTAAAAGTACCATATCAGCTAAATCATATAAAAATATGAAAGCTGGATTTCCTAAAAAGAAAAAGAAGTAATATGTTAAATTTCATTTTGCCTTTAATGAAAAATCCACTCACTCGGATTATCGCAGACAAAACTGTGTCAGCAATAAATCATTCCATTGAGAAGAAGAAAGTCATTAGAGCAAAAGAAATTGAAGCAGAACAAAATGTAAGTATTGAACAAATTAAAAGTTCAAACTCAAGTATTAAAGATGAAGTATTAACTATAAAGATAACTTTAATTTTTATTGCTTTATTTATTCCATACACACAGCCATGGATGGAAAAAGGATTTGAAATACTAAAAAACGCACCAGAAGAATTTTGGTGGGCTGTTCTAATTGTCTACTCTGGAAGTTTCGGTTTATCCACTGTTAGCAAAATTAGAGGAAAGAAATAACTCACACACTCTTCTTCAAGAGGAGTGAGCCTTCACAAAGATAAAAATTGCCTCCAAGATTTACTTGCGAGTAAATCAAAAGAGATAACTCTTTGAAGTATGTGCAAGGAACTAAAAACAAACCAATCATAATTTAAAGGAGAATAATTATGTCAAACGCAACAGTGTCCAGAATTGGACAAGTAAATGGTGCTAACGATGTCAATGCTCTATTTTTAAAAGTATGGTCAGGTGAAGTTTTAGCTACTTTCATGAGAGAAAACAAAATGCTTGGTATGACCCAAGTAAGAAGTATCTCTTCTGGTAAGTCAGCACAGTTCCCAGTAATTGGAACAACTTCAGCTAGCTATCATACTCCAGGAAATGAGATTTTAGGTACATCAATTAAGCACAACGAGAAAACAGTAAATATAGATGACCTTTTGGTTTCGTCTGCATTTATTGCTAACCTAGATGAAGCAAAAAACCATTACGATGTTAGAAGTATCTACACATCTGAAATGGGTAGAGCACTTGCTAATACAGTAGACAAAAACCTACTTCAATTAGCTGTGTTATCTGCACAAGCTTCAGCTACAATAACTGGTGGTTCAGGTGGAACTGAAATCACAGACGCAGATGCTAACACAAATGCTACTTCACTAATCGCATCAATTTTCGAATGTGCTCAAGCACTTGATGAAAAAGATGTACCTAGCGAAGATAGATTTTGCGTAGTTAAGCCAGATATTTATTATCAAATCGTACAAAACGATAAGATTTTAAATAGAGACTTCGGTGCAAATGGTAATGGTGTTTACTCTGATGGTACAGTA